TTCGTAAATCTGCCGCCAGTTATCCTTGCGACGTTGTGCAAGGTCGTGGCGCTTCATAATCTGTTCAACAGTAAGCATGGCTAACTCTTTTTGTGTCGCGCGGCAAAGTTCGCAGCGGCTTCTTTTGACCCAAAGCCCCAAGCGCGCAGCGCAAGCGCAAGGCGCGTAGGCTCACCCTTCTCGTCCTTCATCGGACCCTTCATCCCGGCAAACCGTGCAGCAAAAGAAACGCGGCGAGGATTTGTGCCTGACTTGACTGGCGCTTTCAGGTTGCCGCCTTCCTTGCGCTCGAAGTGCTTGCGGCCAGCTTCGTTCAGGCCGCCCTTCGGGTTTTGGTGCGCCGTCTTAACCACGCGCAGCCCGCATGTTATCAATCAGGTTCGGATACGGACGGCCAGCTTTCTTCGCCGCACGCATGGCAGAACGCTTCTGCTTAGACGACAAAGCCTTGGGCTTGCCTAAATCTTTCGGTCGCTTCTTGTCCCAAACTTTCTTAGGCATAGTTTTTCTTCTTTCGCATCGTCGTTTTCATGCTGACGTTCTCGACGCGACCGTCATACTGCTTGGCATACTCTTTCGCCGCAGCCATGCCTGCCTTGGTGTAGGCGAAGGTGCGTGTCTTACCGTTTTTCATTACGACTTTTGGCATTAGCCTGCTCCTAAAGTAGTCTGCAAACCTTCATCACGCTGTGCGCCACCCGGTCCAAGCAGCGGACGACCAGCGCGGCGGGAGCGCGCGGCAGCGGCGCGACGGCGCGCTTCGTCGGATGCTTCAACCGGCGCGGGTTCTGGCTCCGGCGCAGGCGGCGGTGCAACAGGAGCGGGCGCTTTAGGCTTAGATACAACGCCACCCATTACTCGCCTCCCGATCCAAGTGTGGTCTGAATACCAAGCCGTGCGTCTTCACGCTCCGGCGAAAGCAACATACGCTGGCCGCCAATCTGGCGTGCGCGCCGCTGAGAGGAAAGCTGCGCCTTCTGCTGCCGTTCTTCTTCCGCAAGTCGCGCTTCCTGCCGCTCCTGCGCGGCAGTCGTCTCAGGCGCAACCTGAGCAGGCGCTGGCATTTTCGGGCCGCTAAGTAATCCACCCATTATCCGGTCCTCGCAAACATAATATGGTCTGCACCATCCGGGCCGTAACCGCGCATGACGCCTTCTTCTGCGAACTTTAACGCGCGCGCCCATCTAATTGCAACATTATTTCTACAATCAACGACTATCTGCAATCTATGTAATTGCATATCGCTATAAATTGTATTGAAGTATCGTATAGCACCCCGTGTTAGTGCTATAGGATTTGTTTCAACCTTATATGAAGTCAACAGCCAAGCCTCTGCAACGCCCTCCCATATAGGCATTGCGCCCCAGCAACAGGCTATTTCACCACGCAAGAGCGCAGTATAGCTATGTTCATGCTGCGCCATAGCCTTGAGGCGCGCGTCATAATCCGGGAACTGCTTGAAATACATCTGCTCAAACGGGCGCAAGTCCATCATTCGCACATGCGCCCAGTGGAACGGCACGACCGAAACGCTTGAATGGTTTGTAATCATAGATATTGTGTGTGTGTCGTCGTCATGGTACAAAATGTGCGTTGTGTGTAAGTTCTCCCTGTGTACTTAGGGCGTGTGTTTTTTTCTCCGGCACACGCCCTATTTTTTTTACGCAAACACATTGAAGTCCATGTTGGCTTGAGCCTGCTTGAACATTGGCTTGCCATTCGGGTTCCGCGTCAGGCGACGATGTTCGCCACCACCCAACATCAGATAGCCATACGCATCACCGACATGCGAGTGATCGTTCTTCGACGGCACGTCGCGGAAGCGTTCATGCCCCGCACCAATCGCCATGCGCTTGAAGTGATATCCACCGGCAAGCGACTTGCGGATGCGGTTGCAATCTTTCGACACAAGCAGGCCCGGCTTACCGTCAATCAACCTGTTCATCGGCATCGCACCAGCTTCGCGACGCACCATGAAGTCGTTCGAGTTCGTCGGCTGCGCCCTCAATCCAAGCGTCCGCAGGTGGTCAAACGCCGTCACTTCAAAGATTTCGTCGCGTTTACCGCCTGCGGGGTCGCCCCAGATGAACACCTCGCATTTATCGAACTTTGTCGAAATGTCTGCCATCAGGTGATGGGCAAATCTCTCTAAGCCCATATCAAAGGCTACCAACTCATGCACGACATGCCAACGCCCATTGGGCATCTTCTGACCAAACACAGCCGCAGGCGTCAAACCAAAGTCGAGTCCGATATGTACAGGCAACCCAACCTCAATCTCGACATCAGCCGCCATTAGGCTATCGCTGTACTCATGCCACACAGGCTTGCCGTCCTGCACATACACATACTTCGCACCAGCGTAACACTCAATCCAGTCCAGCGTCTTCCCGGCCAACTGCTGCTCGTAGTAACCGGGCGGCAGGTTGTTGACGTTCTCTGCCTTCGGGTTCAAGCGCCAATACTTGTTGGCTCCAAACAGCGCATCGTCATGCTCTTTGGTCGCCTCAACAACGCCACCGGGCTGCTTGTAGAACTTCCACGGATAGCGACCACGGATCGGGTTCTTCTCCGCCAACTCATGCCACCAGTGATCCGAGTCCATCGGGTTCGTGGACATCCACACGCCACGCCACGGACAACCGCCATGCTTCTTCGTGGGATAACGACCGACACGCGAAGTCAATCCATCGACCACCGCCTTCGGCAACTCCCGCGCCTCGTCAACAAAACCGCCTGTCAGTTCCAGCGACAGCAGCTTCCGCACGTCACGCGGCTGGTCCAGCGCCAGAAAGATAACCTCGCAGTCCAGCCCCGGCGCACCATCGCGTTCAGGCAGCTTGATGTGATGCGTGATCGGCGGCGACCAACGCATCTCGCCCCAAGTGTTCTCAGGGAATATCTCCTGCCACGTCTTGATCGTAGTGGTCCGCAACTCGGGATAGCTGTTACGAATAACCGCGAACCGCGTGTAGCGGATGTTATCGACCGGCGATGGCGGTTGCTTCACAGCGCGCAGTATAACTTCCGCCAGACTCGCATAGGTCTTGCCGGAACCAACCGGCCCCATCAAGCCGCGAACAAAGCTGTCGTCGTTAGAAAATTCCACGTTGTAGGACTTTGCGAGAAAGTCCAAGTTCAGCCCGGTGAGCGCGTCGTCGCCCTTCTGGCGGCGACGGCGCGGCGAACGATCCGTGGCACGCTGTGATCTAGGCATCGTAATGCTCCGGTATAACAACCTCAATCAATGTGCGATTGCACGAACCGCACACCACTTCTTGCTCACCATCATACACGCGACCGCGTGTCGGCTCTCCACAGAAATCACATTCAATGTATTCTGCGTAGAACCTGACAAACGGATATTCGCCGTTAAAACGCTGGCCCACAAACAAGTAACCTTTCCTGCGGCACATGAACAGTGTTTTCAAACCGTCTGCCCGCCAATTTCTCTGCCCACACATCTTCAACCGTTTTGCGTGGACGGGCAAGCGCCTTCGCCGAACGTTTGGCCTCATCTTCCTTACGTTTTGCCTCAGCTTCCTTGAAACGCAGCTTCGCCTCAAAGCGCACCCAATACTGGTCGCGGTCTGCCTTATCAATCAGCTTCGTCTCGCGTGTACGATCCTTCTCGCGCTGCAACTCATACAACTCGTTAAAGCACTCCGGGTGGAACGCATTGCCCACAGCAACCAACTTCGGCGTTGTCACCAAAGGCTTCTTGCAGTGCTGGCACATGAAAGTTTTGCCCATCATTCTTTCTCCTGTGTGTCTTCATCAATTATTTCGTAGGTCGTTGTGTCTGGACCCTTCACGTTAATGCCAATCATGCTGGGACGGCGATCATCACTATTCGGCTCAAGCAAGCCACGATGCTTCGCCAACAGGCGCAAGGCGGACAGCTTGTCATGCATCTCCACCTCAATCGTGTTGCCCTCCTCGCTGGGCGTGATCTTCACCTTCTTGATCGCACGACGTGCGCGCGCAGATAGCTGATCCGACGCCCTAACCTGAACGCGGCCCATTTCGTCCCACGATAAAACATCTGTAATTTCGCTGCTCGACAGCGCCTCAAGTTCCTGTACGACCGCTTGTCGGCGGTCCTCGTCTGCCGCCTCTAACGCGGCGCGCGCCTCGCGAACGGATAAGGGTTTATCGGTCATCGGGAAAATCCACCTTCAGCCGCTCCAGATACAGGATCGCATCCATCAGTTCTTCCTGCGCGTCCAGAATCCACTGGCGCGTTGGCGCGTTGTTCTCAGCCATCGTCACGCCGTAATGCTTAATCCCCTCGCGGGAACGCGCATGAAAGCGATCCGTGACCGCTTGTACGATGGGATCAGCCTCTTGGCGCGACGGGCGTGTAGAACGACGCAAGGCGCATGAGCGGCAAGGGCAACCGGCATCTGCGCTATTCATTGCCCGGAGCCTTCGTCACATGCTTTTCGCTGATGATGTGCAGCGGCGGGCTTATGCCGCGAATATGCAATGCCTCTTCCGTCATGGCGTGCGCCATCCAAAAGCCACCGCCCATGTCCTGCACGAGCCGCCAGTGCCGCCCGTTGTCGCTGTAAACAATATCTCCGATATTCACTCTTCGTTCTCCTGTGTTTCGTCTATGACGCCACTTCCGTCACAGGTTTCGCATAAGCGCATAACCGTGTCGATGTAGCCGCCGTGTGTGTAGTCCGCGACCGGATGGTCATACTCAACGTACTTATCGCCACAACATTCAGGGCAAACGATCTCTTGGGTCAAGGTGTTTCTCCGTTTTCTACAAAAATTTTGTGCGATACCCCCCCACGATAACGGCGGGGGGCGGGGGGCAAGGGGTCGGTTTTGTGCGCGCTGGGCCTGTCACCGGGCCGTGCGCTAGGGCAAACGTACTTTAATCCATTGCGCGCGCCACATCGGCTAGGGCTGGAACGCCTGCGCGCCGCGCTAGGCATGCCCTAGCGTGTGCTTCCGTTGCTTCGATCACCTGTTCCACCGTCACGCCCTGCGCCACCAGTATCCGCGCCGCGCCTAGCTCATTCTCAGGTCTGCGCGATTGGCCTAGCGCGCGCTCGATGGCGTGCGAGTAGGCGTGAGCGAGAGAGTGAGCGAGAGATTGATTGGCGTCATGTTCCCCCGCACCCCCTATATCATTCTGTTGACTAGCCGGAACGTCGGACACGGGGGCAAGCACCATTGCTGATTTGACTTCCTCCCATGTCGGAAGCGGGGCATCCGGCTGATAAAGCACCTGATAGCGGTTTATTTTGCCGAACTTGGCATGTTCCATCTGATAATCTTGCGGGCGCAAGCGCCGCACATATCCCAATTTGACTAGCCGCGTTATGGTGCGCGAGATGACCGCCTTATCCGATCCAACAATCTTCGATAGCGTTTCGATACCCGGCCAACAAACCCCGTGCGAATTGGTGTAAATGCAAAGCGCCGCGAGCGTTCGGAATTGTACCGCCGCAAGGTCGCGATCCAACAGCGCCCGCACTGGTATTACAGACCATTGCCGCTTTATCTCAATTTCCGGCTCAGAATGGGATTTCATCGTCTAGCTCCTCATGTGTTGGCGCTACGCTTTCCACAACAGCGCCCGGAAAGGCCATCTTGGCCCGCGTGACAGCGTTTGCGGTTTCATATGACGCTATGACGTTCGCGACTTCGCAAACACTCCACACGACC